ATGTCACTCAGCGTCAGGAGTGCCATAGGACGGGGCCAGATACGTGCCACCAGTATGAGACGCTGCCAAGAGCAGAGCCACAAGGCCCAGCAGCTTATCAGCCACATCAAGCCACTGTGCCGACTGCTCAGGGGCGACAAACCCATAAGCGACACCAACGGCCAGCAATGCTGCAACGATGCCGTAAATCGCCTTACGACGTTCCGGCGTCAACACTGCCCACTTCGTTCGATCCGTGGTCAAGACTTCGGGAACCATGTCCAGTACCTCCTAAGTAAGTGTTACTTAGATTCTACCAGCTTCACGATTCCATCATCGTCCTGTTCGACAACGATGCGACCCTTCAGCAACTTTCCGTCCTCACCGAAGATCGAGCAAGCGCCATCGAGGCGAGTCTGGCACAGTCCGACAGCCATAGCACCGGTGTCGGTGAAGAAGTAGTCATCACCCTTGTACGACAGCCAGCCGGTACGCATAGCGCCGTTTTCCTCAAGGTAGTACCACTTGCCCTTGACGAGCTGCCAGCCGGTTTGCATCTGCCCCTTGTCGTTCAAGAGGAACCAATGTTCGCCGTCCTTGATCCAGCCGGTCTCCATCTCGCCATAGCGAGTGTCGTGGACATTGTGCAAGAAGTACCACTGGCCATCAATATGCTGCCAGCCAACCTGAAGCCAGCCACGGTCATTGGCGTAGTACCACTTCTCATTAACAGGGAACCAGCCAGTCTCCCACGAGCCGTCCTCAAGGCGGTACCACCAACCGCCGTCCTGCGACACCCAGCCTTCCTTGTTGAGCAGTTCAGCATCAAGATTGTCATAGTACGCCTGCGCCTTCTCGATGTACTCGCCTGAGTACTTATCACGCAAGGAAGCCGGGCAGGCAGTCGAGTAGAAGTCCGAGTGGGGGAACACATTGGAGCGCCACTCAGGACGACCAAGGCCATACGCACGACAGATAGCAGCAGTCAGATGAGCACCCGCGTCGATGGTCTCATCCCCGACATCCCATCCGCCCTCAGCACCAGAGCAGTTTGCGTGCTCGATGCCGATACTCTTCTTGTTCACACCAGGGCAGTGCCATGCAGTGTCGGAATCATGTACGAATTGGCAGATGTTGCCGTCGATGTCAACGTTGTAATGGGCTGAAGTCCCATTATTAGTGAATGCCCCATACACACCAGCATGTGTCATAGCCTTACCTGCGTTGTGGTGGATGACAACACGATCAAGGGCGGAACCACCACGCCCCTCATCGAAGTTGCCGATCCACATGTTCACATCAGCAGAAAGTTCATTCCAGTTCATCGCTTAATCTCCCAAGGACCCATATACGACTGCTCAGCATTAATGACATCAGTAAGTGTTTGAATACCTTCGTCTGTCACAAACACTTGCCTATGATAGCTCTTTCGCTTCCCGCCGTTGGTAACAACGGTACGCACTCCGAGAAGACCTTTAGCCTTCTCAGTGGGCATCTTAGACCCATAACCGCGCTTTAGGTACCCAGCACGACACAAGCACCGGATGACCTTGATCGGGCCGATATCGAAAGTCCGCGCGAACTCCAACAGACTTGGTTCCATCACGCACCGTCCACTTCAGTGAAGTAGTCGGAAAATGGGTTATCCCCAGGCTCCGAAAACTCCATGTCGATAGTCGCGAAATCAGTATCGACAGGGCGCAGAACATCCTTGGGCTGTCGAATAGACTTGAAGACCAGAGTCCAGTCAACAGGCACGTAGTCACCCAACAGAATCATATCTTTGAGCGTCATGTTGCCATTTGTCAGCTTAGTATGGTAATAGCGCGCAGATGACCCCCCGATGATCTCTCCATCCTTCATGATCGACAGCCCAGCATCCTTGAATTGTTGAATTACAAGCTGCCGGACAAAATCAACACGTGTTTCGACATCCTGTGGGTACTTGCCACCTATCCGGGCGGCACGTGCCTTGGCCATGCGGGCGCGCGCTTCTTCGAGCTTAATCGGGTCTGTAACCTTAGTCATTCTGTGTTTCCTTCTTCAAGAGGTCCGGTCGGAAGCCGGACCAGTGCTTCTTAATGTCTTCACCCTCACGCACAACGACGACAGGTGCTTGCTGATAACCCAGTGTGCGGATAAACGCCAGCGCATCCGCATCTTCCGTTACGTCGATGCTATTGAAGGGCAATCCAAGTGCCTTCAGCTTGCGGTATGTGGCCGTGCACTGCGGGCAGCGGGGCTTGGAGTAAACGTTGATCATTAGTCGATCCTTCCGGTCGATCCGAAACCACCCTTTCCTCGCTTCTTATCTGCTCGG